CTTTGATTTAATAACGCCAGCGCCTTTGGCTGACACATTGGAAAGCCTTTACGTTGTGGCTGGCACGGCTTATGCCGAGGCTATGTATAACGCAATACAACCGCCAACAAAAGCAACAAAAGAAGCCTTACGCGCTGGCTGGCGTGACTTTATGCGCCTATTTGCCGTTAGAAACTTGCCGCAGACTTTAATAGAAATCAACAGAACAAGCCAAAAGATAATCCGAAACATTGTTTTAGGCGGATTAAACGAGGGTCTTGGCGCGCTAGAAATTGCCCGAAATATTGAGCAATCAGTTGCGGTAATATTTAGAAACCGTGCCAAATTAATTGCACGCACGGAAATGGTAACCGCCACCAACGTGGCTGCTATGGAGTCGTCCAAAACGTCGGATTTCATGTATGAAAAGAAATGGATTCCAGCGACCGACACTCGCACGCGACCTGACCATGCAGAAATGAGGTCTAAGCCTTGGATTCCATTCGACCAAAACTTTATTGTTGGCGGCGTTGAAATGGGCCAACCAGGTGACGCCTCAAAAGGTGCTGGCGCCGATCAAATATGTAATTGCCGCTGCAAAGTTGTGTTTAGAATAATGCGAGACGTTGACGGCTTACCGATGCGCAAATGATTGCTTACGTTATCAACTTAGATCACCGCAAAGACAAATGGAGGTCGTCAATGAATGAGTTGGCGCCTCATTTTAATTTAGAAAGGGTAAGCGCAATTAAACACGAATGGGGCTGGCTTGGATTAGCGCAAACGTTTAAAAAAATATTTCAAGAATGTGAGGGCGACGTTTTGATATTTGAGGACGACGCAACGTTTAGAGGTTGGGCTACTAATTTACAAGACGCAATCAATGACTTGCCAGCCGACTGGGATATGTTGATGCTTGGGGCTAATATAAAAGACTCACGAATTGACAGAATAAGTAAGCGATTGGTTAGGACGTACGGCGCTTGGACCACGCACGCAATACTCTACTCGCATCGCTTTGCAAAGGAAATGGCAGAATTGGATTTGGACGTGCCAATTGACGAATATTTTAGGACAAAAGTCCATCCACGGGGCAACAGTTATATTTGCGTGCCGTTCCTTTCATTTCAGCGCCCAAGCGAAAGCGATATTGAGGGCAATTATAAAAATTATACAAGCCTTTTCGAAGAAAGCGAAGCCAAAGCAATGCATTTCATTAATCAATAATTTATTGGTTTGCTTTTTTTTTCTAGCCTTTTATTTTTACAAAAAATGACGCAATGATTTACAAGAATATAAGCCAAGGAATAATTGAAGACGTTGACGATGTTAAAGGCATCGTGACTGGTTATTTTTCGGCGTTCAATAACATAGATTCTGACGGCGACGTTATCGTTTCGGGCGCCTACAAAAAGACCGTTGCAGAAAATGGACCAATGGGCCGTAACAGAATTATGCACCTTTTGCAGCACAACCCTTTAATGCCATTGGGTAAGCCTACGGAATTAATGGAAGACGCAAAAGGATTGCGCTTTACCTCTAAAATTACCGAGACCAGTTACGGAAAAGACGTAATTAAACTTTATGCAGAGGGCGTTTTTAACGAGCATTCTGTTGGGTTTGAAATTATTAAGGCCGACAATAAGGCTGGTTATAGAGAAATTAGAGAAATAAAACTTTGGGAGGGTTCAACCGTAACTTGGGGAGCCAATCCAAATACGCCAATTGAGTCGATGAAATCATGGGACAAGCCAAAAAGCGAAGAGATGTTGGCTAAGTTTTGCAACATTTTGCGCAATGGCGACCTTTCTGATGAATCAATGATCCAGTTGGAAATAGGATTAAAACAACTTGAAAACCATCTTAAGGCATTGCAAGCAGTCGAAATTGTGGAATCCGAGGCAACTCAATTCAAAAGCAACGAAGACCCGTCCATTGCGATGGCTTTGGAATTTGAATATTACCAAAAACTTAAAAAATTTATTTAAAACAAAATGGAAGCAATTAAATCACAATTGGACTCTGTATTGGCTAAACTGGAATCAAACGAGGCTTTGATTTCCGACGTAAAGTCAATGAAAGAAGCTGGCGAAGAGTTTAGAAAATCTCTAAGCGCTGAAACCGCAAAACTAAACGAAAAGGCTGACGCCCTACAGGCTCAGTTGGACGGCGTAGACGCTAGAACTCAGGCTGGTTTCGCTAGCGCTGCAAAAGGTTACTCTTTTTCCAGCGAACTAGAAAAGGCGTTTGCATCTGACGCATTCGGAAACTACAAAAGCGGAAACGCTAACAAGGTAAAACTTGACCTTGAATTGAAAGGCGGCGACATGACAATTGGAAACTCTTATACTGGCGAAGTTATCCCAGCGGAAAGAGTTCCCGATTTGAAGTTTACTCCAAACAGAAAGGTTAACGTTCGTCAATTGTTGCCAGTTGGACAAACCTCTAGCAACCTTATCCGTTTCGTGCGCGAATCTGCTTACGACAACGCTGCGGCTCCAACCGCTCAAGGTTCACCTAAGCCTCAGTCCGATTTCGATTTGACCGCGGTAGATCGTTCTATTAGAACAATCCCAACTTTCATGCGATTGACAAAAGAAATGTTGGACGACACCCCAGGTTTGATTGCATATCTTTCTAGCCGTGCGCCAAGCAAATTGTTGAACGTAGAAGATACCCAACTTTTGTACGGAAGCGGTATTGGTCAAAACTTGAACGGTTTTGCAACTGATGGCTCCGCTTGGACTACTGTTAAATTTGGAACTCTAATTAACAGATTTGACGTTCTTGCTGCAGCGGTTGTTCAAACAACTAAAAACGAATACGCGCCAAATGCAATCATGATTAACCCATCTGACTATTTGCAGTTAGTATCTGTTAAGGAAAGCACTGGATCATACATCATTCCATCTTACGTTACCATGTCAGCTGGGCAAATGTTTATCCTTGGTGTTCCAGTTTATGCAATCAATGGCGTTGTTGCTGGCGACTTCTTTGTTGGAGACTTTGCACTTGGTTCCCAGTTGTTCGTTCGTCAGGGCATCACGCTTGAATTCTTTGAGCAAGACGCTGACAACGTAACTAAGAACTTTGTTACTGTACGCGTTGAGGAAAGAATTGCACTTGCAGTTTACACTACTCAGTCAATCGTTTACGGAACATTTGCAGCCGCTTTGGCTAACGGTTCCGCAGTATAAGTAAATAGGTGTTTAGTTTGATTAAGGCCCCGACAAATCGTCGGGGCTTTTTTTTATTTATCTAAAAATCAATACCTTTCAACGAATCAAAAATAAAAAACATGAATATCGTTTTTTTTGTACACGCTTGGGCTGGAACTCATAACTCGGGCGCCGAGTGGACCGTTCAGCATTATGCCAAATATTTCCACCAAAGAGGGTGCAATATTGAGGTGATTTTACCCGAGGGCCAAATTTATCCCGACGGCGAAAAGTTTAGTTTTATCAAGTTTATAACGGGCTATTATTCAAACGACTTTTTTCTAGCCTTACAAAATGCAAGCGTAATATTTACCCATTTAGATAATACAGGCGTTGCAATTAATTGGGCAAGGCAATTTAAAAAGCAATTGATTTTTTTAAGTCACAACGATTCCGATTATAGAAACGTCAGATTTAAAGCGCAAAACATTCACGTTGTTTACAACAACAAGGCAAACGAAAAGAATGTACAAAACGGGCCTTACCCAAATGCGTCGATTGTTTGCAAGCCTCCAATTTTTCCTGAGGACGTAAAATACAACCGCAAGCATGGGCAATACATTACCCTAATTAATTGCAACGAAAACAAAGGCGGTCAAATATTGATTGAACTTGCAAAGCGATTGCCAAAGCGTAAATTTCTTGGCGTGCTTGGTAGTTATGGCGAGCAAATTATTGACGACACGCTAAAAAATCTTAAGTATGTTGCGCAAACGCCTGACGTGCATTTGATCTACGGAAAAACAAACATTGTGCTTGTCCCATCGTTTTACGAGTCCTATGGCCGTGTAGGTTTGGAGGCTGCTATTAATCGACTGCCAGTAATTTGCACGCCTACAGATGGTTTAAAGGAATGTCTTGGCGCCGCTGGTCTTTACTTTGACCGAAACGACTTGGACGGAATGGCTGCAAAAATCGAGGAGTTGATGAGCGATGAGATTTTGTACGATTTCCACCAAAACATAATGCGCAACCTTGCAGAGGAACGCCTAAAATACCAAGACCAAGAACTAGAAAGATTCTTTAATTTTATCGTTGACAAAGCAAAGAAACAATACAATGAGTGAATTACTATATACGCCAAGCAATGGCAGTTTTACAGGATATGCGGTACAATTAAGTACTGGCGCAGTAACCGAGCCAGTTACATTGGCAGAGGCTAAAGAATACGCAAGAATTGACGGATTTTCGGAGGACACGCTAATAACTAGCCTTATAAAAATGGCGCGCGTACATTGTGAATCCTATATTGGCAAAAGCATTGTTTTAAAGACCGTAACGATTGACTCGTTTACGTTCCCATATCAATTCCAAATGCCGTATGGTCCTCTAACAAATGAGGCAAATATTTCTAAATGCGTAACAATTGACGAAAACAACGTTGAAACGCCTTTGCAGTATCGTGTTAATGCTGGCTTGTTCCCTAAGTTGTTTATTCTTGGCGGCGCTCAGTCGTATAAATTTAAACTGGTTTATTCTGCTGGTTTTACAACCGTTCCCGATGACATTAAATTGGCCATTAAAATGATGGTGAACACGCTTTACGAACGCCGCGAGGATTTTAGCGATTTGCAAGCCATTGAATCACCTTTGGGAGTTAAAGCGTTATTAATGCCTTATAAAACTTATAACTGGTTTGGCGCGTGAGAACAAACAAAGAAATTAAAGCGGGCGATTTACGCGAACGAATTTCGTTTATTAATCCAAGCCTTTTTGGCGATGGTTACGGCGGCTTTTATTCGCAACCGACGTTAACTTATACTTGTTGGGCAAAGGTTACTAACGTAAGCGGACAGCGTCAAAATAGCGAGGATCAAATGGTAATTAAAAATCAATGGGAGTTGCTAATTAGAGACAATCCTTTGGTTACACTTACAAAGTCTATGCATATTCTTTACGCTGGCAGAACGCTTGTAATAAGCGAATTGGTTGACGTTTTAGAATATGACAGAATCATTAAAATAATAGCAATTGAACGCGTTTAAATGTTAACCATTGAATTTAACAAGCAAAGCCTAAATGCTTTTTACAAGTATTTAAAAAACTTAGAGGGCGACGTTGCCGATTATGTCCGCGCGGAAATAGAGGACTCAATGCTGGCTATTGAAAGCGGCGCGGCCAGCAATGTTGCGGTCGATACTGGCGCCCTAAAAAATAGCATTCAATCAACGCCCATAAAAGTAAGCAAAAACCAGGTAACTGGCGGCGTGGAGGTTGGCGCAAATTATGCGCCTTACGTTGAGTTTGGAACGGGAACTAGGGTAAAGGTCCCAAGCGAGTTAAGCAACTTTGCAGCACAATACAAAGGCGCTGGAGTTAAAGAAGTAAACTTGCCAGCAAGGCCGTTTTTTTATCCTGAAGTCTTTAAGCAACGCACTGAATTGCCAAAAAGAATTGAGCGCACGTTAACTACATTAATGAATAAAAAACAATGAGAAATATTAAACTATTTGTGCGCAAGGCTTACTGGACGGCTTTAAACAATACAATTACCTATAAAAGTGTTCCCGTCCCTTGTTACGACACTTTTGCGCCTGACAATGCAATTTTCCCATACATTTTAATTGGAAATCAAACGCAAGAAGACGACAAAGACAACCAGGAGTTTAACTATATAACCACAATCACTTTGGACGTTGTAACGGCTGGAATTGCGCCATTTGGACGCATTGACGCCGACACAATAGCAGACGGAATTTTGCAAATTGTTTGCCTTTATCCTGAAAACTATTTACCGCTAGACGTTGGCAAAATTGTAACTGCAAAACTTGTTCAGCAAACTAGCCTTTCAAGTATTACCGACACAAACATTGTACATCGGGAAATTTTAACGATTGAAAATTGGATTGATGGCTAAGGTTAACGGCTCCGCTTTATTTGTAACTGTTGGACTTGACCGCGTGGCCAAGTCTACGGCTTACAATTTATCAGCGGAAATGAGCCAGTTGGATAAAACCAGCAACGAATCGGGGTTTTTTACAGATCACGTTTCGCGGCTTGGGTCTTGGTCATTGTCTAGCGATTCGCTTTACATTCAAGACGGCTTTTCTTTTGGAGATTTATACAACGCTTACATTAACCGAGAGCGCATTTATTTATCGGCTGGACAGGACGACAATTTAACTTTTATTGGATTAGCAACGATTGAATCGTTAAGCCAGTCGGCTACAATGGAACAAGCCGCAAGCATTACGGCAACTTTTAAAGGCGTTGGCGGTCTTTATCCAACCATTTTACCAGCCGAACGATTTATTATCGACGAACTATTCGAAATAATTATAGACCAAGACGGAAACTTTTTGGTTTATACTTAAATTTTATTGTATTGCATTTTTTGCAAGTCCTTTTATTTTTAAAAAAAAATAGAATTAACTCTCTAAAAATATGGCTACACTTGGCAAATTTAACGGCACGCTACTAAACGTTTACCTCAATAACGTAATGATTGGTTGCGCCACATCTTCTGAACTTTCAGTAAACGTTGACCTTGCAGACGCAACTTGCAAAGATGACGGCGGCTGGGCCGACCATATCGCTGGTCTTCGCGATTGGTCCGTTTCCACTGACGGATTGGTTGCATTTGACGACACAAACAACGTTGGCGACATTTATACCCTATTGAGCGGTCGAACTGTTGTGGCTTTGAAATTTACCACAAACGTGACTGGAGATTTGGTATTTTACGGCAATGCATCTGTTGCCTCTATCTCTGTAAGTGCAGAAATGGAAGCAGCGGTAACTTACTCGGTAGAATTTACTGGCAAAGGTCCTTTACTAAAAGCCACCGTAGTACCAGCATCTACTTAATTTCTATTATATTAGGCCCATGAATCATTCAGGCCGAACCATAATAACAATCAATGGCAGCACCTATTCCGTTAAATTCGGGATGGGTGCTTTAATGCATTTTAGCGAAACGTTAGGAAACGACGTGCAGCAAACCATTGAGCAACTGACAACGCCAGGCGTTGGTCAAATTAAAGCAATTGCAAAGTTTATTTACTCCGCTTTGTACGTCGATGCGCTTTATCACGACAAAGA